GCGAGGTAACCGCGGAATGCGATTGTGCGTGACATTGTTGATGGAACGTCGATGCTGAGTGCGCCCTTCATTTGTTCGAAAATTTCGAATCCTGAAGCATCGCCAACAATCAAAGTGTTTGCTGCGAAGTTGCGGTCAACAACAACCTGCAAGCCGAAAGCAACGCCGTTTGGCTGTCCTGGCTGAAGGTTTCCGTATGCGTTCATTGGGCCGACTGCAGGGAAGAGTGGACGCTTTGAAGAGTCGCTCAAGCCCATGAGAGTTCCCCAGAAGTCTGGCGAGCAGAACATGTGAGTTGGAAGGTTGCCGTTTGAGCCGGACAGGATTGTCGTTGCTGCTGCGGAGACCCATGATTGCCAGTACGAGGGATCAGTTTCTGATGCAGCTGCGAATGCTGATGTAACTGATGCGCCTGCGCGGAGGTTGTCTGCTGCGACGTTGTCTGTTTCGTTGGCGTAGATGCGACCCATGTCGTCAAGGACAAGACCGATAACTTCTGGCTGTGACCAATCGATTGACTGCTCTGACAGGGTGATGTATCCACCGTATGTTGCCTTGGTGACTTGGTTGTCTGTAACAACGTAAGTGCCTTGGGTGAGCGCGGTGTTTTCAGTTGCCTGGTTGCCGATTGAAGTGTGAGTTGTTACTTCTGGACGGATAAATACTTTTCCGCCTCCTGGCATTGCCTTTGCACCGATTGCGTCAATGACTGGACGACGACCAATGAAGTTGTTGTAGACAGGCTGAACGATTGGAAGTGGAAGAACACCTGGGATGTCTGTGGTGAGGACGTTTGGTGCTGCTGCACGGATGCCGTCGCTCATTTCGCGCCATTGGTCTCCACCGACGAAAGCGGCTGAGATGTACTCGGCTGCTGTTGGCCAGCTGAAGTCGCGCTTTGCTGATGCGAAGATTGGTGATGTTGGGATGGCGTCGGGCACGGAGGCTTCGACGATTGGGTTTTCTTGTGACATTGTTTCCTCCTGGAGACTTGTGTCGGGTTGGGGTTCGTTCGCCTCTTCAGCGACCTCTTCTGGGTCGTGTTCTGAGGCTGCGATTTGTTCGATGACTGCGTCGGCAAATGCCGGAACGCTGACAACCGAAAGTTCCTGTAGATCAGCGGATGAGACAATCATGACGCCGTTCTTGTCGTATTTGAATTTCTTTGGTACTGCACCGACGGAGACTGAGTCGTATGCAGACATCTGAATCAACTCGACTACGTCATCTGCAGCCTTGCTGCGGGCAAAGGTGGCACTGAAGCCAAGACCGTTGTCAAGGTCAACAAGTTCGGTAACGATCCCAATGGGGCGTCCGTCGTGGTTTTCAAGAAGTCGCGCGGGCTTTGCATTCAAGTCAAAGGCTCCGCGCTTGAACATGACCTTTTCGCCGCCTGAGACGGTAGCGACTGTGTCCCAAGGGACTGCAATGCCGGTGATAGTGCGCGGGGCATCTTCTCCAGCTGCAGCGTCAAGAGTGACGGGGACGGCGGTGAACTTGATCATGAAGGCATCTCCTGAAGATTTGGTACTGGTGGTTCAACCATATGGCTGCTCATGTCTGCAACTGCAAGAAGGTCATCGGTGTCGAAACAGACATATCGTCCTCGACTGCAAACGTCGTTCATGCTGAGACGAGAAGTGATTGCTTCGGCGTACATTTGCGCGCCGAAAAGCCAAAGGTCTTGACGGGCTTGCGATGCGTTTTGATACGTCATCGATGCTCCTGGAGTTGGAGCCGAAACAAGGTAAGCGGGCACCGAGCACAAACGAGACAAGTCAAGAGCCTGATATTGGCGTTGCGCTGCGTTGACTTCTAGCGGGTCTTTGCTGAATTCTTTGAACTCGACATAATTGTTGAGCGCGCCAATGACGTTTCCTTCGCGACGAGCCTGCGCCCATTGCGCTGCCAAGTCTCCAAGTTCTTCACCGGACATTGTCTCGCCCGATGCCGTCTGTTGCAGATAACCAGGGACAGTTTCGATCGTCGCTGCACGGTCTGCATATTGGTCAAGGTGGATTGCGATACTGATTGCGCGTTGGCCTGAGTAGACGAGACCTGTCGTTGGGGCAAGAAATGTGATGATTTCGTTCGGGTCAAGTGGGATGCCGTTGAACTGGATTTCGTCTGGCATGCCAAAGAATTGTGGGCCTTGCTGATTTGGCGTCTGAATTGAATATGCAGGTAACCATTCGAAACTCATTGGTCGACCATCGGTGGCGTTGCGCGAGGTGACTGCCCAGAAGGCGCGACCATAAAGCCATAAGTCCGTGAACGTATTGCTCAAAATGAATTGACGCGGAACTTTCGGATCAGGGTTTTCCATCCACGACTCATTGGGTACATAGATTTCTTCGTACTCTTCAGCTGCGGGATCCCATTGCTTTACATACTGACGAAACTCAAGACTTGAGATGGTCGAGGCGAGAAGGTCTCTCGCCCGCGACACCGTCGGGAGACTAAGGGCGATCTGCTCAAAGGCACCACTTGACCACGAATACATCGGAGGAATGCCGGCAATACTGGACACTCCAGCAGCGGCTTTGATCGGCGAAGATGCGAATTCAGCAGTAGTTATTTTTCGGGAGAAGAACGCCACGACTGGAGTCTCCCACAAACTAGTTGCAAATGCAACTACCTTCCGAATGCCATTGCTGCGCGTCCAGTATTTGACGGGCGGGAAACTAGAGCTGCTGCAACGACCAAAAGTCGCGCTGCTTCAATTGGGCCAGGGGAGCGTTGGCTACTGATCACGACTTGACCATTCGCCCTGGCAAGAACTGCGCGGTTGACATGAGTCGCAAGGAGTTCTTCGCCTCGGTGATAGATGCGTTTTTCAAGAATGAGCGAACGAGTAAGACCCGTGAATTTGAGTACTTCGGCGTAGCCAAAAATTTGACGTCGCCGTTCTAGTTTCTCTGGCGTATGAAGGTCAAGTGCCGGAGTAATTGCCAGTCGTAACTTGGGGTCGTCGTCCATTGCCTTATTGACATGAACCCACATGTCTTTAAGCGACTCGGTTGAGAATTCAACTGTTGCAATGATGTTGCCCTCTTCGGTAAGTCCGCATTTAATACCGACGTACTTTGACGAGTCGGTTGAACTATCCACAGCAAGGACGCCACCTTGTGGACAATCGGATTCGGTAAAGAGCTTGTCCCAGACTCCAGGCTGAATCCATGCGTCTGCCGATGACACCCAGAGGTTGAGATGCGCGCGGAGGAACGCTGCACGATCTGGAGTTTCCGCAGCTGCTTGAAGAGCCTCGAGAGTGATGGTCTGCCCGAGGGCGGGGTTGGCGTAGCCCCAATTTATTTCGTCGTTCGGGTCAACCGACGGCAGACTCCATTCGGCAAAGTAAAGACGAGTCTGCTTCTGTTGATCTATTGCGCCAATGGCTGCCTCGCGAAGACGTTGCATTGTCTTTGAAGATTCATCGCCCGAAGTTGACCAGGAGGAAAGCAACGGAGACTTGACTGCAATCTGCGACGGGCGGAGCGCGTCAAAGTAAACCTCTTCGGAGACATTCCAGATTTCGTCGACAACAATCAGATCGTAAGTTCCGCCGTGAAGGTTCGGCGTTGCAGCGCGGACTTCCCAAGTTGACCCGTTCGGCATCTCGACTTTGTTGCGTCCGTAACTCCAGGTGACATGGCCTTCAAATTGTGCCTCGAGTACCGGTGCAAGTTCGTTGAAGATTGCAACCGCGCGATCAAGTTTGTTGGCAACGGAAAGAACGTGCATTGGTTTTCCGCGCATCGCTGACCAGTCCGTGAGGAAGAATCCGCACAGACTTGTCAAGGCAACCGACTTGCCGTTCTGACGCGCACAACTAGTCAACGCTTCACGGAACACAAGGTCACCGTTTTCATCGTGAGTTAATTGTCCTGTCAATGCAATGATTTGCCAGTCAAACAATGTGCGACCCAACACTCTTTCCGACCAGGCTGCAACTTGATGTCCGTAAGAACCACTTCCATTGTGGAGCGACTCGAGACGGGGCGAACTCTGCCCAACCCCGAGAACTAATTCCGAAGACGCAGGACATCGAACTGATTCGGTTTGAATCCCTTCAGATAAGAGAAAGGA